TGGGTAAGAAACTTGTTAATGTTGCTGAAAGACTAGCCATTTCTCCCGAAGAATTTGTCGGTGGTATGGGCGAAGCTATAGAAAATATACCTGAAAGCGCCGTAGGACTTGGTGCAAAAGGATATGACATAGCTGAAGGGCTTATTGGCCTTACAACGCCGGAGGGCCGCGCAGCCGCGTTGAAAGGAATACAACAAATTCCTTCAGCCGTATCGCGTGAAATAAACCGCGCTGTTATGAGTCCCGTTGAGGCTATTGAACGCGGCGCGACATTTGCTAAACAAGATCCTTTTGGTGCGTTGGCTGGCGTGTCGGCTCTTACAGGCGGTATCGGGGGTTTATCTGGTAGCGGTGCGCTGTCAACAATGTCGCGTATGACAAGCCCTGCGGCCATACCTGAATTGGGTGTGCGTGGCGTTGGCGCTATAATGGAGCGCGCTGGGCCTTCTGTGCTCGCGCCATTTAGTCAGCGCGCGGCTGAACGAGTTGTAGAGAATCAGTTATACGGCGACATAATGACTGACCCTAATGCAGTTTCGGCTGCGGTTCGGGCTAATGTTCCTGTAACTCCGGGCGCTCCAACAGCTACAGTGGGCCAGCGATTAGCTGAAGCTGAACGGTATGAGCCTAGATTAGCCGCCCGCGAAGCAAGTCTTTCCTCTGTATCTACGCCAGCGGGGCGAGAAGCGTTAATTGCACAACAGACGCGGTTGCAGGCTATTCAAGATCAGCTTGCACGAATTGACGCGCAGATACAGCAACAAGGCATGGCGATGTCGCCGCAAGCTCGCGCGCAGTTAAGCGAGACGCGCAATCAGTTGTTGCGTCAATACGCGACTGAAGAGGCTGCGGGTCGTCAGGCGCTCGGCGCTACAGGTGAGATGCTGCCCGCTACAGGTCAGCTCGCGCCAGGAGAGGCGTTAAGTCAGCGTCTTGGTGAGACACGCGATGCTTTCCGTGAGCAGCGCATTACGCCTTTATATGAAACCGCTTTTAGAACCGCCGGTAACAGACGGATTGATACGCGCGGTGTTATACAAACGGCTGAAAATATTCTTGGCGGTCGGTTAGCTGATGTGCCGTTAGGCGTTGCAACAAGAACTGTTAGAGATCTTAACAATCTACAACGCGGCGCTACTTTGCGTGAGCTAGACCGCGTTCGTAAGTCTGTGAATAAAGACATTGCTGCCGCGCAATCCGCTGGTAGGCCAATGGGCGATCTACATGAGCTGCACGACGCTATTGACACAACCATCAGATACACCCGCGCCATACCTGAACAAGCTAAATTTCAGTATGAGAACGCGCTGAACACTTATCGTCAAGAATTTGTCCCGCGTTACAGACAGGGTATCGTTACTGATATCTTACGCACGACAAAGAAAAATCAAAGCGGTCTTTTACCTAGTAAGACTGTCGATACATTTTTGGCCAATGAAGATAATGCCGCGCAGTTTGCGGCAACATTTGGTAACGACGCCGTAGCGCGTCAAGCCATGACAAGCGGCCTTCAGGATATTGCCCGCGCAGATGCGATTGATTTTACGACTGGCGCGATAGATCCTAGCAAGATTGATAGTTTTGTTGGTAAGCGCGCCCGTCAATTAGAGATCATGGGTATAGACGCTAACGAAGTGTTCGGCCCTGTCCGTGCCGAAGCGCAGCGGCTGATGACTGGTTTAGATGAACTTACCAACAGTGCCGCAAAAGTTCGCGGTTTCGCGGACGCAAAGGCGCTTACGACGGCAGCGCTTGACGATAAGCGACTTATGGGCGAGTTAACGCAGCGGCTGGAAGGCCCAGCCCGCGAAGCGTTCAATAAAGAGATAATAGACCGCGCTATTAGCTTTATTGGAACCAAGAAGCCTGACGCTGCGCTAGAATATTTACGTAATAATAACGATACAATCCGCATGGCGATTGGGCGCGATGATTACATGCGTTTGACAAATTTAGCTGCTAATCAAAAAGCGCTGGAGGAAGTAGCTAAAGCCGCACCTGTGCCTGATGGTAAAATGGTTATTAAACTAGCCGACACTTTTCCACAGGAACAACTTACCGATCTTAAAGTAGTAGCGGATGAATTAGCTCGGTTAGATAAAGCTGAAAGACTTGCTCAAGTGCGTCCAGCACCTACCGCGTTTAAAGCGGTAACTGAAGAAGCCGAAGAAGCCGGTATTCCTAGATCAGCATTTAAAGGATTTTTAGATCGTAAAGCTACGTTTATGGAAAAATTTTACTCCGCGTATCAGAATTTTGCTGACCGTAAGACATCAGCGATTATCGCCGATGCGATGATAAAAAACCCCGATAGATTTGCTGATATGATTGATCGCGCAGCTAAACGCGCCGCACAAAAGGCTATACCTAAACCACCTGAATCAACTCGACGGACTTTAGGTCGCGCCGCCATTACGGGGGCAGTAACAACACAAAATGCGTTATACCCCGAAAACCGAAATGCGATGGCGAGATGACACCAATGGCTGAATATCAAGTGTTTTTTGACGTGGCCGTTGGAATCATCGGCGTCCTAGGCGGATGGGTATTGAATACCGTCTGGGGCGCTGTCAAAGACTTGCAAGCAGCGGATAAAGAACTAGCCGAGAAGGTTGGTGAGATCGAGGTGCTTGTCGCTGGTCGTTACATTACACGCGAAGAATTTAATACCGTGCTCAATCAAGTGTTTGCAAAACTCGATACGATTCGAGATCTTGTGAGCCAGAAAGCAGACAGATGAAAGAGAACTATCCACAGGCGCTAAAGCAGGTTCTCAAATACGAGGGCGGCTACGTTGACCATCCAAAAGATCCAGGCGGCCCGACGAATAAGGGCGTTACGCAAGCGGTCTATGATAATTGGCGCAAATCGCAGAATCTCCCAACGCAAAGCGTGCGCGCTATTGCTGATTCGGAAGTTGCGGCGATTTACAAGAACCTATACTGGGATCGTATTTCTGGAGATCTTTTGCCCGCTGGCGTTGATTTTGCTGTGTTCGACTTTGCTGTCAATTCCGGCGTAAGCCGTGCAGCTAAGACACTACAGGCCGTTGTCGGCGTTACGCAAGACGGCGTGATCGGCCCTGCAACCATCCAAGCTACCAAGACCTATGTGGCGATGACCGTCACGAACAAGCGGTTGGCGTTCATGCAGTCGTTGTCGATCTGGTCTACGTTTGGCAAAGGCTGGTCTGCACGTATCGCTGACGTTAAAGCGCAGATACTCTCGCTTGTTGGATAGAATTGTATATATCGTCGCGTTTGCCGCTTCGATTTCATACGGTGCAAAACTAGCATTTATGCTTGGCATTTATTTTAGGAGGACACTCGAATGATTAAGAATTGGAAAACCACGATCCCTGGCGTCATTACTCTTATCGGCGTCCTCTTCAACGCTTGGCAAACCAAAACGCTCGACTGGTCTTCGTTGCAAGCAGCGCTTGTTGCCATCGGTCTTATCGGCGCTAAAGATTTTAACGTGACTGGCGGCGCATGACGACTGCTATTCTAGTCGGCATACTCTTAGTTGTTCTTTACGCAGCGGTTAAGATGTTGACCGCCGACGCTTATGATCGCGGGCGGCGCGAGGAAGTCCTACGCCGTGCAGACCTGCAAGCTAAACTGAAAGCGCAACAAACCAATGTTGTCATGGCCCCTAAAACCGTGGACGATACTGCTACTGATCTCGACAACGGCACTTTCTAGCTGCCAGACAGTCAGGGAAGGATCTTGTCCTCCCCTGACTCAGTATTCAGTCGCTCAACAACGCGCTGTTGCCGCTGAACTGCGGCGGCTCCGCGGAACCGAAACGGCTCAGTTTATCATCGATTACGGCAAGCTCCGCGCGGCGTGTCGGCTTTAGCGGCTCAATCTTAGCGGGTTTTAAATCCGCGCGCTTTTTGTATCCGATGTTAGCGCCAGTCGCGGCCTTCTGATTTGCATAATCATTAGCAAACATCGCCGCAAATGCTTCATAGTTCATCGCGTCAAGGCGGCTGTCGATATGCGTCGGGCTGCTAAACGCGCGAGCGTTCTTAACGCAGACCATGATAATCGCTACCTCAAAGGGGTGAATATCGCGGCCCAGACGCAGAGATGCCAGATCAGCAATAAGCTGAAAATTATCTTCAATTCCACCGTAGTCAGCCCCGCGCTCTCCGATAATTTCGCTGGCTTGTTGTAGTAGATCGTGCGGATTCATCTATTTCCCCTATTAGTTCGGCTCGCTCACGCAACATCCGCAGCGTCGTGTAACGCTGATGCAAACGTATAATGACCGTAGACCGCCGAGCGTTCTTGCGCTCGTCTTCCAAGAGATCCAATACCTCTTGTTCCGTGTAGTCCGTCAGGACTTCATTCAATTCACGCCAGTTCATTTAAGGCTAACTCCGCTAACGAACGCTTGTCGTGCAGACTTGCGTAGATGCGCTCGTCAATAGTCTTATTACAGATCAGAACATAACACCACACTTCTTTTGTCTGGCCGCTGCGGTGCAAGCGTCCGATGGTCTGTTCGTAAAGTTCAAGCGACCACGGCAGCGATAGAAAGATGATCTTGTTGCCGCCGAACTGTAAGTTCAGCCCGTGCCCTGCGCTCTTTGGATGCAGGGCCAAAAGCTCAAGTTCACCTTTGTTCCACTTGTCAACAACATTTTCATCGTCCATAGTAGAGAGTTGTGGATATTGTCTTTTTAATTCTGCTAGTTCTTCTTTATAATTGTAGACAATAATTGTGTTGGCGTGTTGGTTTTCTTCTAGCACTTCTCTTAATAGATCAAACTTATGCGAAGCTAACCACTCCGCGCCGTTAGCGCCGTAAATAAAGCCGCCCGCGAGCTGTTGTAATTTCTGAGTGACAACAGCCGCTGTCGGCGCTGTGATGGTCTGTCCTAACTCAAGGACAAAATCCTTCTTCATTTTATTATATGGCGCTAAATCCATGTCGCAGCGCAACTCGACGACGTTGAGCGGCGGCAGCTTGTCCTTATATTCGCCAGCCTCTAACACATACGTCGCTGGTTTGATCGCGGTCATTACGTGGTTGAGCGCGCCAGGCAGCGGCTCCCATTGCTGATACTCGCGGTTGATGCAGTAGAAGTATTGTTGTAAAAACGCGCCCTTGCTGCGGCCTAATAGCTTCTGGTCAATGACCTTGCACTGGCCGAACACGTCTTCAAGACCGTTAGACGTAAACGATCCGGTCAAGCCCCAGCGTATGTGGAACTTGTCAAGTATTTTCAGTAAGTATTTAAAGCGTTTTCCACTAGGATTCTTTAGTCGCGTAAGCTCATCAAAAACCACACCGTCAAAACCAGTGGGATCAATGCTAGGTATATTGTCATAGTTCGTCACCACAATGTCAGCGTCGGAATCAAAAGCGGCTTTGCGCTGCGCTGGCGTCCCAACGGCTATGCTTATGTCAAACTCAGGACACCACTTTTGACCCTCTTGCTTCCAAACATCAGTGCAAACTCGTTTGGGTGCAAGCACTAACCATCGGCCAACATGGCCGTTTGCTAACATTTCTGTCATTGCAGTTAACGTGATCGCAGTCTTACCAGCGCCAACGGGCGCTAGGATCATGGCTCTGTCTTTACAAAAGAGGAAGTCTGCGGCTTCATGTTGATACGGTCGTAAGTCCATCTATCTACCTGTTCACGATTCCAGAGGCACGCATAACGCTGATTCAACTTTTTCATGTCTTCGGCAAATATCTTTTGCAACGCCGATAGCTTGCCGCCATCTTGTTTTAACTCTACAAACCATGTTTCGCCGTTTGGTAAACAGACAATTCTGTCAGAAACGCCACGATTGGACAGGCTGTTAAATTTAAGCGCGACACCGTTAAGTGATTGAACGGACTTTACAAAGTAGCGTTCAATATCTTTTTCCAAATCAGTCATAAAAAACTATTTGACACATCCGTAATAAATTGTCTAGTATGCAAATCACAGAAAGGTAATATACAATGCACTCGGATATAGTCGGCGGCTCAACTGCAAAGCGCGTAATGAACTGCCCTGGCTCTGTTAAGCTCGCGCAATCCGTTCCCCCAAGACCATCATCAAAATATGCAGAGGAAGGATCACTCTTACATGATGCGATACACAAGATCTTATCTCATGGTGCATCTGTTGATGATTTCGGTCTTGGCGATGATCTCATTGAGCGTAAACTACGCCCTGCCCTTGACGCGCTGAATGAGATTGATCCTAATTCACAGATGGAATTTCAGACTGAGATCTCCGTCTCCTTTGGAGGGTATCTAGCTGGCGTATTCGGATCATGTGACCTCATTGGTCGTATTGGCAATCGTGCAGTTGTTCTCGATTGGAAGTTTGGTGATGGGGTGGCGGTGGATGCTGTCGAGAACCATCAGCTTTTGTTTTATGCCGCTGCGGCTATGCGGACTGACGAAGCCCGTTGGGCGTTCGAGGGCGTCACTGAAATAGAGTGCATCATTGTCCAACCGCCATATGTAAAGCGTTGGGCTACTACGCCAGGTCGCGTCAAAGCGTTCGAGCGTGATCTTTACGACGCCGTTACAACAGCGCTGCGTCCTAACGCGCCTGTTAAGATTGGCGATCATTGCAAGTGGTGTCCAGCCAAGCCAATATGTCCTGCTATGACGGGCGAGACTGAGCGCGCGTTACGGATACAACTTAACAGCATATCTCCAGAGGGATACAGCAATGCGCTTGTTATCGCAGATCGTCTTGAAGACTGGATCAAATCTGTGCGTGAGATGGCGCAACAGGCGCTTGAAAACAACATCACAATCCCTGGTTTCAAACTTGTGCCAAAGCGCGCCACACGTCAGTGGGTCAACGACGAAGGCGCATTGGAAGCTCTTAGAGAAATGGGACTTGAATCTGATGAATTAACAGAGACGAAGTTGAGATCGCCAGCGCAGCTAGAGAAGGTGTTGAAGAAACACAAGCTAGAGTTGCCAAAAGATCACGTCGTTGCTGTTTCAACGGGTAACACGATTGCGCCGGAGTCAGATCCGCGCCCAGCCGTGTTGCAACTCGGTAAGCACATCCGTGCTGCCACACTTAAACTACAGGTGAAGTAATGTCTGATATAGTAAAGTTCAATGTTGAACATAACGTAATAGCTAATCTTTCACAGGTGTTGCGTTCGGTGAAAACCGACTTTGCGCCTTTGAACTCAGCAATTATCAAGATGGACAAGACCGGCCACTGGGTCGTCGGCGCTGACCAGACTGAAATTGAGAAGACTAGCATATGGGCGGTCAATCCTTTCTCTTTTGTCCACGGCTTTATTGCTTGGGGCCAAGGCGAAGTATTGGCTGAAAAGATGTATCCGATAAATGTTGATCTTGATTCGGTAGATCTTGGGCCACCTCCCAGTGGCGCTGCGCGTGGTTGGGAGAACCAACTGGGCATGGCTGTGAAATGTGTGCAAGGCTCTGATGAAGAGTTAAACGCGCGTTTCTCAACAACGTCCGTTGGTGGGAAGCGCGCCTTAACAGCGCTTATGCACCAAGTAGCGGATAAGTCTGACTCAGCTCCTGAAGAGATTGTGCCGCTGGTAGAACTTGGTAGTGAATATTACGCACATAAGGTTTATGGTCGTGTTTACACTCCTGTATTCAAGATCGTTAAATGGATCGGCTTAGACGGCAGTGACGGTCAAGATGTGATGCCTGAAGCAGCAAGCACGGTGCGTCGCCGCCGTAGCTAATACCCTGCCTAGTAATACCGTCTAGGTTGGGTGATGGGGCGGCGTTCGCGTGACACCGTGCCGCCCCATTATTTTCTAAACAGGAAGATAAGAAGATGACCGAACGTAAAGTTTGGAATGATGCAACACGTCTAACGTCCAAAGAACAAGAGGTATATAAACTCTTTCAAAAGGGCTTTAGAGTTAAAGACATCGCTGTGATTCTTAGCATTACGCCAAGCGCAGCGCGAACAAGACTGGCACTTGCAAAAGATAAAGTGCGTTGTGGTGGGTTAATATGATTGTTCAGTTAAATCCGCCGTTGCCTGTAGTTACGCCGAAAGGCGCAGGCGTCGCACATATGGTTATTGACTATGGCCCAGAACACAATTTGCTTTGGGTTGTGTTCATAGATACGACCGGCGAGTGTTGGACATACACAAACATGGACATACGCGCACAGAAAAATATCACGCTAGGAAGAATGACATGAGCAAATTATTTGTCCCGGCCTATTGGCCGTTCTTTAAGTCAGGCGAGTTACGCCGCTTCGATTACACCGCGCCAGATACGCCGTCGTTCACGTCTGTGTTTAGTTATGACAAAGGCAGCGATAGCATGTTGTATAACAACTACGACAGCGCCGGGGCGTGGCTGAACAAATGGTATTACCGTTACAACCCTGGCTTTGGCGTTGCTGAATGGCGCGATGACTATCCTGGCAATAAGAAGGTTGTGCTCAATCCGCCGATTGGCTGGGGTGAATTTCAGGACGTTGGGTCTGATTACATTGATTACCCTAAGTTCGACTTCTTTAAATGTTGGCCGCCCGCCGCAAGCAACGGTGTGCAGATCGTGCATTTTGAAGAACACATCTCACAGATCAATGTGATGGGCGTGTATTACCAAGACGTGATCCAGTTCACTTATCTACAGAACTGGAACGGCAAGCCCGCAACAGGCGCGCGTTACTGGATGGCGCTTGGCGTTGGGCCTATCAAGACGCAGTTCTTAACGCAAGACGCAAAAGATCCAACGAAGATAGAGGAGTCAGTCGTATGGGAAGCGAAGATAACGACCGTGAACGGGTAAGAGATATTATTAAACGTCTGTTAAATCGCGCGGTAAATGCTGAGATTATAAAAGAAAAGCCAAACCTTTATTATGACGCAGCGCATCAAATTGAACAACTCTACGATGAGAATGAAACGCTGCGCCGCGACGTAAAGACAGCGGTTATGGGTGACAGCGCAGAATTGCGGGATGTAAAGCGCGAGATTGCGAAGTTTTACGCGCAGGCTGAGATGAACGCTCGGCTGCTAACTGAAAACGCAAGTCTCCGCGCTGAGAATAAGATGTTGCGAGAAAGATTAGACGAAATTTGGCAAGGATTACAAACAGTGTGCGGCGACGTCCGCGCCGCTATTCGGGAGAGTGGGGATGAGTGACGAAGAAACACGACTAAAGCAACTGATGGGCGATCTACTATTCACCATTAAAGAATACTCTGACAAACATGAGAAACCAGATGAGATACTTTTTGTTCTTGACCGCATCGTTGACGCTTATCGCACAGCCTTTGAACGCACAGGAGGTGGAGAGGTTCACTGAGATGAACTACGGCGAGCAAACTTTCATCTATGACCGCAATGGGCGCATGGTCGCGGCGGGCGTAGGCGATGAGTATGGCATGTATTACAGCAACCGTTACGGCCAGACTATCGGCACAAGATATGATGCGCCAAAATGATCTGGTTAGACTTTGAAACGCGGAGCGAGTGCGATCTGAAGGTGGCGGGCGTATATAACTACGCTCGTCATCCTTCGACGCAAGTGTTGTGCATGGCCTTTGCTTTTAATGATGAGAGCGTCAACGTCACGACGAACGTGTCGGAGATGCGTAAGATATTCGCTAACGCTCCAGACCATCAAATCTGCGCGCATAACGCAGCCTTCGAGCGACTAATCATAGAGCATGTGCTTGGTATGCCGATGCCAATAGATCGCTTTTACTGCACCTCTGCACAGGCACGCGCTAACTGTATGCCAGGATCGTTAGAAGATGTCGGGCGCTTCATGGGCGCGTCAATGCGTAAAGATCACAAAGGCGGCGCGCTTGTTAAGAAGCTCTGCACACCACCGTTTAAAGGCACTGACGAAGATATGAAAGGTCTAATTAGATACTGCGCGCAGGACGTTCGCGCTATGCGAGACTTCAGCCAACGCATCGAACCGTTGAGTGAAGAACAGCTAACCGATTATCACGTCAACGAACGCATCAACGACAGAGGCGTGCGCGTAGATGTCAAGCTGTGCAAAGCCGCGCTGCTTTATTCTGATGCAGAGATTGTTGATATTCAAAAACGCGTGGTTGATATAACCAAAGGCGCGATCACATCTGTCCGCAGTCCTAAGATGCGCGAGTGGGTGTTAGCGCGGCTAGGGCCAGATGCGCGTGCGCTGGCGGTCAAGAACGACAAGCCGTCTATCGACAAGAGCGTGCGGGCCGCGCTGTTGTCAATGGGCGACCCTGACCAAGTGCCGCCCGATGTCCTTGAGGTCATACAATGCGCCGATGATATGTGGGCGTCCTCGGTCGCTAAGTTCAAACGGCTTGAACAACTCGCCGGAGATGACGACCGTGTGCGCGGCGCGTTTGTATTCGCAGGTGGCAGCGCCACGGGCAGAGCGTCATCATACGGCGCGCAAGTGCATAACTTCGCACGTAAGTGTGCAGACAAACCAGACTCAGTTCGTCAAGATATGGTGCGTCGTAAACCGATAGTGCCTATACATGGTAAGCGCGTCACAGATGTGCTCAAGGGTATGTTACGCCCCGCGTTAATACCAGCCACTAACAAAAAGTTTGTAGTAGCAGACTGGGCGTCCATTGAAGCCCGTATAACTCCGTGGTTGTCCAATAACGGTCAAGCCAAACTAACTTTGTTTGAGACGGGCGCTGATGTTTATAAAGTAAACGCGGCTAAAACATTTAATATAACAGAAGATCAAGTAACAAAAGATCAGCGACAGATCGGTAAAGTTCAAGAGCTTGCGTGTGGATTTGCTGGCGGTATTGGCGCGTTCGCTGCGATGGGGCGCATCTACGGCGTTGATTTGCCTGAAACTGAAGCAAACCAGATGGTCATCGGTTGGCGAAAGGCTAATGATTGGGCCGCTGACTTTTGGTCTGCGTTACAAGAAGCCTACACAAGCGCTATGCGAAATGACGACACGGAGTTTGAAGCAGGCCGCGTAAAATACTTGCGGCAGAATAGACACCTTTGGTATATTCTCCCTTCGGGTCGCAGGCTGTGCTATCCGTATGCCGATTTTAATAGCGCCAAAGAAGAGGTAACATACGCTAAAGCGTCATTTAAGCCTAGCGCCGACGCTAAACAATGGCCGCGTGCAAGACTATGGAAAGGATTAGCTTGTGAAAATATTACACAAGCTACCGCCGCAGATATTTTACGCCATGCTTTACGCTGCCTTGATGATGAAGGTTTTGATACTGTTCTACACGTTCACGATGAAATTGTTATTGAAACAGATAATCCAGACAAAGCACAAAAAGCATTAGAACGAATAATGAAAACGCCGCCGTCATGGGCGGAAGGTTTACCATTAAATATAGAAGTTTCCGTTATGGGGCGGTATGGCAAATGACTTTTGTTGACTTTCTTAAAAGCCTTTCATTCGATGGTGAGACAGCGCTTTTTACTAAACAGATATTAAAGAAACGTGACGGTGAAGTGCATTACTTCCCCGACGGAACGCCGGAGTCTACTTATCCTGCGTTTTTACCTGAACAAGCGCGCATTAAAGAAGGCGACTCTTGGTATGGTAACACAGGCTGTTATATAAAAGAGCGTTTCGTTGACGGTAAAGTAAGCGCATCAGCCGCTAACTGCGACTACGTTCTTGTTATGATGTTAGACGACATTGGATCATTGAAAGATTATGGTCAGTTAATCATACCGCCGCTTGAACCTACTTGGAAGATGGAAACATCTGAAGGATCTATTCAGTGGGGCTATGCTTTTGATCCAGATAACCAACCGACAACGAATGAGTTCAGCGCAGCGATTAACGCCATAGCTGATGCGCTTTACACTGACAAAGGCGCAAATAATCCAGTTCGTAATTTCCGTATGCCAGGCAGTGTTAATTTAAAGCGTGGCCGCAACAATTTTGCAGCTAAATTACTTGAGTTTAATCCAGATCGTTTGTTTACGCTTGAACAGATCTGCACCGCGCTTAATGTAACGCCAGGTGAAGCCAATACAACGAGCGGTCGTCCTATAAAGATTAAAGATACAGGTAATGATAACATCACCGCATGGTTGAACGATAATAATTTAATCTTAACGAGTATCAACAATGAAGGCTGGCGCAGCGTTATCTGTCCTAACCATGAAGAACACAGCGAAGGCATTGAAGGACGCTATCACGCTGCGACGAGATCTTATTTTTGTTTTCACGGTCATTGCAGAGATAAGATCGACAGCAATTATTTTTTAAAATGGGTCGCTGATAATGGTGGCCCATCTGAGAAGCAAGGGCTACGTAGTGAGCTTATATCAGAGCTTGGTCAAAAGCTGCGCGCCAATAACGAACCTAACGATATATTTCCCGACGACGCTAAGGTTCGTCAAGAAGATGCAGAACGACGCACTGAGGCTATAGAAGACCGCGCGACTTGGTTTGATGAGTGGGCTTATGTTGTAACTGATGATGGTTATTTTAATAAGGTGACGCGGCGTGAGGTGTCGCGTCCTTCGTTTAACGCCATCTACCGTGGGACTAAGTGCATATCAGTTCACACAGGGCGCAAAGTTGAGGCAGCGACTTTTTATGATGAAAACAGACAAGCCAAAGGAGCAGAGATTGTCGATGAGATCACTTACGCATCGGGTGAGAATGCGACGATTACGCGCGATGGTCTTGTCTATGGCAATAAATGGCTTGAAGCGCGCCCAGCTATCGTTCCGTCAACCGCGAGTATAGACCGCTGGCACAAGCATTGTGAGCTGCTTGTCCCTGAGACTGGCGAGCGTGAACATATTTTTGATATGATGGCGTTCAAGCTGCAAAAGCCTAAGATTAAAATAAACCATGCGGTCTTACACGGCGGCGATGAAGGCGCTGGTAAGGATCTCATGTGGGCACCGTTTATCTGGAGCATATGCGGGCCGTTCCATCGTAACTATGGCTTGATAAAGAACGAGCTAATCAACAATCAGTGGGGTTATCTCTTAGAAAGCGAGATCGTTGTTCTTAACGAGTTAAAGGAAGGCGAGGCCGTTGAACGCCGCGCATTGGCTAACCAACTCAAGCCGCTTATCGCTGCGCCGCCGGATCTAATCTCGATCAACCGTAAGGGCTTGCATCCCTATTACATGCTCAACCGTTTATTCGTTCTAGCGTTTACAAATCATCGTCTGCCGATCACGCTTGAGTCAACCGACCGTCGCTGGTTCTGCGTGTGGTCTACTGCGCCGCGTATGCACCCACGCGATGGCGCGGCTATGGCGGCATGGTATCAGCGCGAGGGCTTCAACGCTATCGCTCAGTGGTTACACGACCGCGACGTGGCTAAGTTTAATCCTGGCATGATGCCGCCGCTTACCGATTATAAGGCATCGCTGATCGAAAGCGGCATGTCGCTGGCTGAGAGTTACATCTTAGACGCGATAAGAAACAAAGAGCCGCCATTTGATCGTGAAGTTATTGGCAGTCCATTCCATAAGATTTGTCAAGATCTAGCTGTATCAACTAAAGCGCCAGCTACTAAAATGAAGATACCGCCAGCGGCGCTGTTTCAGGCGCTCAAGGAAGCAGGCTGGATTGATTGCGGCTCTGTAGGAACGCCGGAATATCAGACCAAGAAGCACATATTCTGCGCGCCGCACATGTTAGCCGATTATAAAAAATCTAAACTCAGGGAAATGTTAGAGAATAAGGTTAAATACGATGAGAAGCCTAAAGACGATGAGAAGCCTAAAGACAATAATGTTGTCCCTATGCCTAAGTCTAAGCCTAAGTGGGTGTGAGCTAACTAAAATCGTCTATCACACCTGCAAAGAGGGGCTATGCCGTTGACATTTATGAGAAACGGTGGGATCATGGTCTGACCCTTTGGAGGGTTTGGCTATGATTTTCTTCGCAATGTTTCAAGAATTTTTATTTTTGTTGTTTCGTCCGCACCAACCAGCGCCTCTTCGAGCGCCAAGCGAAGGCGGTTGCTTTCGTCAACGGCGGCGCTGATCGTCCATTGTGAGCGTTGCCTAGCTTCCTCGTATCCTTTAAGATAGGCGCTGCTTACTTCCTGTTGCAGCGCTTTCAAGCGCCGCTCGAATTCGGTGTCTGTCATGGATGAGATCTCTGGGTATCTAGGTGGCGATCAGCGCGCCAATAAAGACTTTTGGGATAGGATTCGGGCGTTCCAAGCTACTCTCCCCCATGATGCAGCTACCTATGGCCGCACGGCCCCTTATCAGCCCGCGCCAGTGGCCGCATCAACAAATGCTATGCGTGAATGGCTGATGCCGCGCATCTTACCATATTTGCTCGATTATAACTTCTATCAAATGCAGGAGCCGCGAAAACCTTTTGGTCAGGACATCTTGCCAGCCAATGAGTTCGTAAAAATAACCCCGCGCCGTTAAGCGCAGGGCCAAGTCTAGGGGAGGTCAACACGTCCCCAATTAATAGCAGATACCTAGCCCATCGTATAGCAGGGCGGGGTCGATTAGCTGGTATGTAAACATCATTTAAGCCCCAGTAGAACTTCGATTATTACTGTTATCAGCACCGCTAGGGCGCTTTGTTCTTTTGTATTGTGTGCCATCTAACTTTGCCTTCCAGCATCTAACACCGTGGATAACGGTTGTATGATCGCGTTTGAATATGCGCGCTAGTTTTAGGTAGCTCGCGTCTGTTTCTTGTCGTGCGCGATACATAGCCTTATGCCGCGCGCTGACGATCTTGCTTCGCCTTTTGTGGCTTACAATATCTGACGGGAATAGCTGAAATTCATCAGCTACTTCCGCGATTATGTCGCGTATGAACACATCACCCTCTTTTTCTGTCGCTCTATCCCACCATGCGTAGCGCATCTTGCAATTCCAATTTCTCTTTTATGGCTTTCATGCGCGAGGCTACGCTTGCCGGTAATTGCTCCATAGCCGCGCCGATCTGATGATTGTCTAACCCTTGCTGGCGTAACTCCCATATGCGCTGCTCGTATGGGGTGAGCGCGCTGGGGTCTTTGAGTTGTCTTTGTGCGCCTGTTTTCATATTTCTAATCCTCTTAACGCTCTTTTTGCTTGCTTAATTGCTGTTTCTAGCGTCATTTTTGGCGGGTCTTGAACAAAAGAAAACAGCGCGGTTCTATAGTTGTCATATATTCCTATGCTATCGCGCGCGGCTTCTAATTGTTTTTTTAACGATTTCACTTCACGTTCTAGTCGTCTTATATATTCATCATCATATGTGCTCATGGCGCATCTTCCCCCCAATGGCGATCTAATTCGCGTATAAAATCCTTGTGCGCCGCTATATATTCCAGCTCTTTTGGGCTGGCGTCGCGCCATCCTGGGTTGTCGTCTTCATCGGGTAAGATTTGAGAATATAGAATTTTACATTCCTCGATATTAATATTCGTGATGAATGGCTTAGGCCATTCGTCTTTCGTCATTTCAATGTCGTATGTCACGACGCCGCGAAATGTAATCCAATGTTCGCCGATAGTGTCAAATTCAAATTCGTATCTCATGATCGCGCCCCTATCTCGCCTTCGATCAATTTGCGTTTGAAGTCATCGCACTCGTATTCCAGCATGACGCGCAAGGCGTCGGTGTCGAGGCGATACAACATCTGCAAAAATTCGTAGTAGTCTTTCATCTTAGACATGGTTAGTAATCCCTCTTATCTTCGCCAGCATCTTCCTCACACGCCTCTAATAGATCATCGCTATCAATTAGCGCATCATGTATGAGCTTATAAAGCCAATGATCTTGCGACAGGTTAAGCGCTGGCACGTCTTTTTTATTGCTGTTTAATGTTATCGACGTGATATCGATATCAGTAATCCAGGGTTCAAAAATTCCTACATCAGGTTCGGCATCCGCGATGTTATAGTCTACGTCAATCTCGCCAGCCGCCATGACGGCATATCCCTTGATTAGTTCTAGTTCGTCGAAGTAATACGTAAATTTCATCTTATCCCCCTTAATCGTTTTCAGCCCGTGGGCCTTCATAGCTAAAGTAAGCATCCGCGCGGCGCTCGATCTCATTATCAAGCGCGTCTTGCATTGCATCTAACGCTGAGATGAAATGCCACGGAAGCGGCGCGGGTTGCGCGTCAATTAGTTTTATTAGCGCGTCAATTGCTTCTATCTCTAGTTCAAGCTCTAACATCATGCCGCCTCCGAATATTCATCAATCATGTGTTGAGCTATTTCAGTCCAGTTAACATCAGACAAAAACGCCATGGCATAGCTATATGCCAAGCCTTCAGCGTTGCCTGTTTCGTGCTCTAAGATGTCGCTTGCATGATGTTGCAACGCCTTTCCAAGATCATAAGCGCTGTCAAAGGATCCTTGCCACCATTCGCGGGGATCAAATCCATCAAAGATCTCTAAATTGACGCGCCACGTGGCGTAATTCGTCCAGCCGTTATACTTTTCCATTGTCTTGTTCCCCTATGTGGATTTATTACAATTAATCGGCGTAGTGGATAAATAATACGGTGCAGCAGCCATATGGTCGAAAGTCTATCATGTCTCCATAGTTTTCAGTCTTACCACGCAAGCCGGTGATGCCTACGGCTGCCTTGGCTTTCTTCATCAGCTCGCGCCGATATATCTTGTTGGCCTTGCAATAGTTGGTCGAGCCGTCATAGCCGTAGTGAGTTAGCTCCGGCATGGTAACAGTTGCGCGCCTCACCCACGAATAATTAGACTCGCCGCCAAAGGTATCAGTATATTCGATGTTGTAAGTATTCATTGTCTTTTCCCCTGTGGATTTATTACGCATAGCAAAAATAAAGAACCGCCAGCGCCATCATTGGCACGAATAACGTGGCGGCGATTGTGAACACGATAGTTTCGATGATCTGAATGGTTCGCATGTGATTTGCTCCGGTTGATTTGTTACAAATAGCACGGTGTGGATAAGTTGTAAAGATGTTTTTTATTTGGTGTTGTTTTAGGGTAAATGAAAAATGTAGGGTTTGCCCTGAATTAGGCGGTGGGTTTCGTTTGTCAGGGCGGGTTTTAAAATTGCTTAACTAATTGTAATTCTTACGCCCGTTTATTTTTAGGGCGGTTAGGGCAATATTAAAAAGAATTTAATTGTTACCTTCTAATAGTATATCAGTTTGGTAGAACAGTATTGCATTACTCCTAGTAAACCTAAAAGGGCAGAAAAAGATTGCCCTAACCGCCCTAAATTGCCCTAGCCGCCCCGCCGACGCAAACTTGCAAACTTCCCCTGGGAATTCCCCAGTGATGCGGTTGAGACTTGAAATGCGATTGCCCTAATTGCCCTAAACTAAATGTCTACTTAGTTTATGTAAACATAATTGTAGACTGGAGATTGTAGACAGGGGGGCTGGGCCTTGAGCAGTCTGGGAATATCTACGCAGGGACTGCACAAACTTTTTTATTTTTTATTTTTGTGTGCTATAAAACTTTTTATGGCTTTCTATGCAGATGGTGGCTTTAGTTCCATCCCCCATGAGCCGCGCGAAATACGGGCGACCGAAGCACGGCTAGAAAAGATTTACGAAGCCGCTAAACGCGGACTCAAAGGCGACGCACTGGCGTTAGCTTCTGGGATGTTGCCGACTGAGTATCGGCGATTGATACAGCTCGACCCGATAGCGGAGTATGCAGAGATCAAAGGCCGCGCTGAAGGCGAGATGGAAATGGCTGACGTGTTGCGTAAAGCGGCGATGGCTGGCGACACCAAAGCGGCGTTAGATGTATTGAAGCATGTTCACAACTGGGTAGCCAAACAGGCTGTCAGCGTAGAAGTTAACCAGACGATCAGCATCACGGCGGCGCTACAAGAAGCGCAACAGCGCGTGATCGAAGGGCAGATCATAGATGCAGACGACTATATACAGCCCGGAGGAAGAACAGCGCTTGATGGCGACGCTGTGGAATCCGACGCTGAAGAACGACCCGCTGGCCTTCGTCAGATTAGCGTTCCCGTGGAAGAAACCGAATACGCCCCTTGAGCACTTTGAAGGCCCGCGTAAATGGCAGCGTGACATTCTGACAGAATTACGCGAACATATCAAAGCTAACAACGGCAAGATAGACTTCGAGACGCTGCGGATGGCGGTGTCATCGGGGCGCGGTATTGGTAAGTCTGCCCTTGTGTCATGGCTGACAATCTGGATGCTGACCACGCGGATAGGCTCGACGACCATCGTGTCCGCAAATAGCGAAGCCCAGCTAAGGTCAGTGACTTGGGCTGAGATCACCAAGTGGCTGAGTATGTCTATACACAGCCACTGGTTTGAGGTGTCCGCAACGCGGGTGCTACCGGCGAAGTGGATTGCGGAGCTGGTCGAACGAGATCTTAAAATGGGAACGCGCTATTGGGGCGTAGAAGGGCGGTTGTGGAGTGCAGAAAATCCTGACGCATATGCTGGCGTGCATAACTTCGCGGGTGTCATGCTGGTATTCGATGAGGCAAGCGGAATTGATGATTCTATCTGGTCAGTTGCAGCGGGCTTTTTTACGGAAAATACCCCTAATCGCTTTTGGTTGTGCTTCAGCAACCCCCGTCGTAACTCTGGTTACTTTTATGAGTGTTTTAACTCCAAGCGAGACTTTTGGCGAAATAAAATTGTCGATGCCAGATCTGTCGAAGGCACGGATAAAGCCGTCTACCAGCAGATCATTGACGAGTATGGCCCCGACTCCAGCGCCGCGCACGTCGAAGTCTACGGTCAGTTCCCCAACGCGAGCGACGACCAGTTCATCGGGAACGCGTTGGTTGACGAGGCAATGGAACGTCCCGCTATATCCGACCAGTCCGCGCCCATCGTGGTCGGAGTGGATCCAGCACGCTTTGGTGCCGACGCTACCGTCATCGCCATAAGGCAGGGCCGCGACATACTGAGCATCCGACGACACCGTGGTGACGACACGATGGAGGTCGTAGGGCGGGTGATCGACGTGATCGAAGAGTATAAGCCTGCGCTTGTGGTCATCGACGAAGGCGGACTAGGCGCAGGCGTCGTGGATCGGCTGAAGGAGCAGCGCTACAAAGTGCGCGGAGTAAATTTTGGAAACAAATCAAGTCGGCCAGGAATGTATGGCAACAAGCGCGCGGAGATGTGGGGCGCGATGAAGGACTGGCTGAAGGACGCGAGCATACCGAAGGACAGGTATTTGAAGTCAGACCTCATCGGGCCTATGATGAAGCCGGACTCTAAGGGAACGATATTCTTAGAGTCCAAGAAAGACATGAAGTCGAGAGGTCTGGCCTCACCTGACGCGGCGGATGCTATAGCGGTGACGTTCGCATTTCCTGTCGCCAGACGCGAGCAACGAGTAGACAACCAGCGCCGCGTCAGCTATGGTCAAGGCTCCGCATCGTCTGGATGGATGGCCTCATAATGGTATCGTTATCGGTAGGTCGTGGCGAGAAGCTATCGACAAAAGCGGGCGCTGGTCTGACGGCTAAAGGTCGTGCTAAGTATAACAAGGCCACGGGTAGCAAGTTAAAGGCACCTGCACCTAATCCTAAGTCTGAGGCCGACAAGGGCCGCAAAGCTAGTTTCTGCGCCCGTATGGGCGGCGTCGTAGCTAAATCAAAGAACGCTGAACGCGCTAAAGCTAGTATGAAGAGGTGGAACTGTGGCAAGTAAGCCTGGGCTATACGCCAACATACACGCCAAAAAAGCGCGCATCGCAGCCGGATCGGGCGAGAAGATGCGGAAGGTTGGGGCTAAAGGCGCACCGACAGCTAAGGCGTTCAAAGAGTCCGCTAAGACGAGGAAGAAATAATGCCGTTAGTTAAGTCATCATCTAAGAACGCCATGCGTAAGAACATCAAGGCTGAAATGAAGGCTGGCAAGCCCCAGAAGCAGGCCGTTGCAATCGCCTACGCCACAAAACGTGCGGCCTCTAAGAAGGGTATGAAATCAAGTGGCTGCAAGTGATGTAGTAGGCGCAGGCGAAGTATCTGACAACCCAGACGGCGACCGTCTGGCAACGATGCGTCACCGCTTTACGGTGGCGAGCACAGCCTATTCTGACTCCCGCGAAGATGAGCTGGATGACTTGCGTTTTATGGCAGGCTCTCCAGATAATGCTTGGCAATGGCCCGCTGACGTGTTGGCGACCAGAGGCGCGGTGCAGGGGCAGACGATCAACGCACGTCCCTGCCTGACGATTAACAAGCTGCCACAGCATGTCAGGTTAGTAACCAATGAACAGCGACAAAACAGACCCTCCGGCAAGGTCATCCCAGCGGACGATAAAGCCGACGTTGCGGTCGCAGAGATCTTTCAAGGTATCGTTAGACACATCGAATACCTATCCGACGCGGACGTTGCATATGATACCGCGTGCGACAATCAAGTTACCTACGGAGAAGGTTATATCCGAATCCTTACGGAATATTGCCGCGAAGATTCGTTTGACCAAGACCTGAAGATCGGTCGCGTCCGTAACAGCTTCAGCGTCTATATGGATCCAATGATTCATGACCCATGCGGATCAGACGCGGAATGGTGCTTTATCACCGAAGACATCCCTAAAGAAGAGTATGAGCGCCTGTATCCAGACGCGCTGCCGATCTCTGTAATGATGTCGCAAGGCGTTGGCGATCAGTCTCTTAGCATGTGGATGAGCCAGGAAACCGTCCGTATTGCTGAGTATTTTTACATCGACCATCAGAAGAAAAAACTAAACCTTTATCCCGACAATATCACCGCCTTTGACGGCTCGCCGCAGGACAAGCAGCTCAAGGCGATGTTTGGCAAGCCGCTGAAGTCACGCACGAGCGAGCACCGTCAGGTCAAGTGGCTGAAGACGAACGGCTTTGAGGTGTTAGAGGAACGCGACTGGGCGGGTAATTATATACCGGTCATCCGCGTGGTGGGTAATGAATTTGAAGTAGACGGACAGCTCTACATCAGCGGTCTAGTGCGTAACGCGAAAGACGCGCAGCGCATGTATAACTATTGGGTCAGCCAGGAAGCAGAGATGCTGGCGCTGGCTCCGAAAGCGCCATTTATCGGATATGGAGGCCAGTTTGAAGGATACGAAACAAACTGGAAAACCGCCAATACGAACAACTGGCCTTACCTCGAAGTCAACCCAGATGTCACTGACGGCGCAGGATCTCCTCTGCCATTACCTGAACGCGCGCAGCCACCTATGGCGCAAACCGGCCTTATCCAGGCCAAAATGGGCGCTGGGGAAGATATCAAAGCCACCACGGGTCAATACGACAGTTCGATTGGTGCGACCAGTAACGAGAGGACGGGTCGTGCGATTCTGGCTCGGCAAAACCAGGGCGATACATCCACATATCACTACGTGGACAATCTCGCGCGAGCGGTTCGATATACGACAAGACAGCTAGTCGATCTGATCCCTAAGATTTATGACACTGAGCGCGTCGCCCGTATTGTGGGCTTAGACGGCGAAGTGGATATGGTGAAGATCAATCCAAACCAGCCAGAACCTGTGCGCGTCATCAAGGATCCGATCACAGGTCTGGACATTGAGAAGATCTACAACCCAAGTATCGGCATTTACGACGTAGTAGTCACGACAGGCCCAAGCTACGCAACCAAGCGCCAAGAGGCGATGGAAGCGATGCAGATGATCTTGCAGACCAACCCGCAGCTTTGGGCTGTGGCGGGCGACTTGTTCATTAAGAACATGGACTGGCCTGGAGCGCAGGAGATGGCGGCTCGTTTTGCTAAAACGCTCGATCCGAAGGTTCTGGATAACACAGATGAGTCGCCAGAAGCGCAGATGATGCGCGCTCAAATGAACGACATGGCGAACCAGATGGAGCAGACTGCGGCGCTCGTGCAACAGTTGCAGCAAAGTTACGATATGCAGAAGCTGGCGATTGATGAGCAGAACACGCAGATCAAGGCGTATGACGCTGAGACAAAACGTCTTCAAGCCATGCAAAGCGGCCTGTCACCTGAACAGATCCAAGACATTGTGATGGGAACTGTTGCGGCGGCAATGGACACAGGCGACATCGTGCCTAGATCGACGCCTATGCAACCTCAATTACCAGGATTAGAATAATGAGCTGCGCGGATCTAATAGGACACCTGTTTTTAGCCCGCGATGTGACGCATAGCGTGCATTTAAACACGCGATCATATGCGAAACATAAAGCTCTGGGTAAGTTTTATGAGAATATCATCGGTCTAGCCGACGATTTAGCCGAAGCCTATCAAGGCAGACACGGCCTAATCGGGCCAATTACGCTTCATTCAGCCAAAAAAACCAACAATGTCGTTGAGTTTCTTGAAGATTCGCTAAAAGACGTTGAAGATATGCGGTATAAGGTCTGTGACAAGGACGATACGGCGATTCAGAACATTATCGACGGTATCGTAGACTTATACCTATCAACACTGTATAAATTGAAATTCCTAGCGTGAGGAAATCATGGCATATGCTCTAAATCTTACGGCCACTTCGCAAGTTAAAATAGGGCTTGCCAAGGTTAAAGGCGTTTTTGTTAGCTCCGGCTCATCGCCAACCATCGCAGTTTACGATTCAGCGACGGCTTCGACTTCAGATCCTGTTGTTATCTCGACTTTTACGAGCGCAGTTCCAAACAATTATCTGTTTGCGCCTGAAGGTGTCACGTTAAGCAAGGGTCTTTATGTTGTCTTAGGCGGCACAAATCCGAATGTGACGATCTTCTACGAGTGACCTAAATGGCCTTTATTTATAATCTTAGTGACACATGGAATGATGCTGCAACTACATGGAACGGCATTAAATTAGCCGTTACCAACACGGCGTCCAGTGCGTCATCTAATTTGCTGAATCTGACGGTTACAGGGGCCACAACGGCCTCTTTTGTCGTTGATAAAAGCGGTAATTTAGCCCTAAACGGCACTGTCAATAAGATTACGATGACGGCTCCGGCCACTGGCGCGACGCTAACGCTGGCGGACAACTCAACATTCATTACTTCTGGCGCTTATTCGAGCACCTTCACGTTCACCGGCACGACCACGCTGACGTTCCCAACGAGTGGCACGGTCACAGCGCTCGGCAACACGACAACTGGCTCTGGCGCTATCGTATTGGCGTCCTCACCGACGCTTATCACCCCTGCGCTTGGCACACCGTCGTCGGCTACGCTGACAAATGCTACTGGTTTGCCGATCTCCACGGGTGTAAGTGGTCTTGGCACAGGCGTCTCGACGGCCCTGGCTGTTAATGTTGGCTCTGCGGGCGCTTTCGTTGTTAATGGCGGCGCGTTAGGCACGCCATCGTCAGGAACTCTGACAAATGCGACGGGATTACCTATTAGCACAGGCGTTAGCGGCCTTGGGACAGGTATTGCGACGTTCTTGGCGACGCCATCATCGGCGAATCTCGCATCGGCTGTCACGGATGAGACGGGATCTGGGCCTCTAGTATTTGCTACCAGCCCAACCTTTACGTCTCAGGTCACATTTGGCACGGCCAGTTCGACACGCGGCACACTGGTTCTTGCTAATACAAGCGCCAATACTGTTACGCTGCAATCGTCTAACTCTACCGCAGCTAATTACACGCTGACCTTCCCAGCGGCTGCGCCTGTCAACGGTTACTATCTCCAGACTGACACGAACGGCGTTCTGTCATGGGCGGCAGGTGGCGGTGGTGGTGGCGGCTCGCCTGGTGGCTCTAACACGCAGGTTCAGTTTAATGATTCCGCTACTTTTGGCGGCGCGGCGGCGTTTACCTACGACAAAACAACCTACACGCTCGGTCTTGGCGTCGCCTCTACAACGACCGGCACATTTAAACTGTATAATTCAGCCAGCGCTAATGCGGTCAGTTTAAAGTCAGGCAATAACAGCGCCGCTTGGTCGCTGACGCTGCCAACATCGGCGGGAACTAACGGTCAAGCTCTGACAACTGATGGGTCGGGCAACACATCTTGGACGACAATAGCGTCTGGCTTAACTGTTGGCTCAACAGCTATTTCCGGCGGCACGTCTGGCCGCGTTCTTTACGATAATGCTGGCGTCTTAGGTGAATATCCAACAAGCGCAACGACTGTTGCAAGTAGCGTTGTATTAAGAGACGCTAATGTTAACATAACATCAAATGCTTTTTTTGCAGGAACAACAAGCACAGCGGCTACTGGTGGAACAATAACATTAACCGCAGCTTCTACACCAGTTAATGTCGTTACGGGGTCTGGTGGTGAAACATTCACGCTTCCCGATGCAACCACATTGCCATTAGGCGCAATATTTTCATTCAATAATAATCAGACTAGCGGAACTATCGTTGTAAAGAATACTAGCGCAACGACAATTGCGACGTTCCAATCGGGCGCTTACGGAACAATTGTATTAATTGCTAACGGGACATCTTCGGGAACGTGGGAACCTCATTTCCAAGCGCCAGCTAATGTAAGCTGGTCAACAAATACATTAGATTATCCAGGCTCAATTACCTCTGCAACGTGGAACGGTGTTGCGGTTGCTGTAAATCGTGGCGGCACAGGTCTAACGTCCGGCACGTCAGGCGGCGTTCTTTATTACAGTGCTACAGGCACATTAGCGTCATCATCAGCCTTAGCAGCTAATGCTTTAGTTGTTGGCGGCGGCGCAGGAGTAGCGCCTTCTACAACAACAACTGCTTCTGGAATCCTAACATTCCTTGGCACGCCGTCTTCAGCCAATTTAGCCGCTGCTGTAACAGACGAGACTGGCACGGGCGCGCTTGTGTTTGGCACGTCGCCTACGTTCACGACCTCGGCTATTTTCCCGGCTGGCACAGTCAGCGCGCCGGGCATTACGACGACTGGCGATACTAATACGGGTATTTATTTTCCTGCCGCTGACACAATAGCTGTCACCACTAACGGCACGGAAGACATGCGCTTCACGCCGCAAAACAACGTGACGCTAAACAGCGCGACCTTCTCGCCGACCACGCCTATTACCGCCGGAAATATGGCGATGACTGGCACGTTGGCGATGGGTAGCAGCTTCAAGAGAAACCGACTGATAAACGGCAATATGTATATAGCTCAGAGAGCTACATCAGCTACAGTTACGGCGGGAACGGCTGTTCCGACAGCTTCTACGGGGTATCCTTGCGTCGATAGATGGTTTGTTTATAGCACTGGCGCAAACGTCACAGCGGCTCAAGTAGCAGGAACAGGTAGTAATAAAAACCTTCTTCAAATTACAGGTGCGGCTTCTGTTACGGCAGTTGGCGTTGGTCAACGGATCGAACAGCTTAACAGTTATGATTTAGCAGGTCAGACGGCCACACTTTCTGTCGAACTTGCCAATTCCCTTTTGACAACTGTTACGTGGACAGCCAGTTATGCCACAACAGCCGACACATTCGGCACTATCGGCACGCCAACTAAAACACAGATAGCAACCGGCACTTTCACGGTAACTAGCACGCTTACACGCTATACCACGAATATTACCATCCCCGCTGCGGCTACTACCGGCATCGAAATCCTGTTCACTGTCGGCGCTCAGACAAGCGGCACTTGGGACGTGAATAATGTGCAGCTAGAAGTCGGTTCAATATCAACGCCGTATGAGCGGCAGATATATTCCGACCAATTGGCACAGTGTCAACGCTATTATCAGATAACAGCTCAACTTTCTGGCGCAACTCCTTCAGCAACAACTGTGAATGCTTGGGGGACAATATCACCAACCATGAGGGTTGCGCCCACACTTGGGCAAACAGGAGTTTTAAATTTTCAAGGTGATGGCACTAATAACGCAAATCAATCAGCTACGGGGCTAGGGTCAAATTTCTCCACCGCATATGCAATACTTCTTCTAGGAGTACCTAATTTTGCTGGTCTTACTACATCAAGACCCGGAACCTTAGCTGTCCCAGGAAGTAACTCAAATTACATAACAATGTCTGCGGAACTGTCATAATGACCTATACACTTACATTGAATAGCTCAGTTTCACGCGATGCCGACGGTGCAGCTATTCCCGCCGACAAAGCCAACGGCGACTACCAAGCCTATCTAGCTTGGCTTGCTGACGGCAACACGCCTAACCCATACGTCCCGCCACCAGAACCCGCTCCGCTAACGCCGCAAGAAAAACTTGAGGCTGCTGGTTTAACGGTTGACGAATTGAAAGAGCTATTAGGTATATGAAAATAGAACTGACACCGCAGCAATGGACTTACATCCTCAACGTTTTAAGTCAGCGGCCTTACGTTGAAGTAATTGAATTGATTGCAGAGATACAGAAACAGGCCGTTGACGATCAGACGCCTAAAGAGTAATAATACGATTTACCGACTAGCCGGATAGCTAGGTCAGAAAGGAAGTTGCCTTGAGCGACGAAGAACAGGCTGTAGCGGAGATCAGCCCCGCGCCGGAACAGGAAGCCACGGCGGCACCTGAATCTGTTGAGACGACGCCGGAGGAACAACAGTCTACAAAATCGTTCTCTCAAGAAGAGTTGGACGCTATTGTAGGCAAACGCCTCGCAAGAGAACAGCGCAAATGGGAAAGAGATCAAGCCCAACGGCTTGCGGAGCAACAGGCTAGACAGCCGGTCGCACCTCCACCCGCGCCAGATGATTTTGAGAACGCTCAAGCCTATGCGGAAGCATTAGCGGAGCAAAAAGCTCAAGAGCTTCTGGCACGACGAGAGTCCGCAAGACAACAGGCAGCTCTGCTTGACTCATATAAGGATCGTGAAGAGGAAGCCCGCGATAGATACGATGACTTTGAACAAGTCGCGTATAATCCGAACCTCCCAGTAACGGACTATATGGCTCAAGCTATCCAGGCTTCAGACATTGGCCCCGAAGTGATCTATCACTTAGGCTCCAATCCGAAAGAGGCTCAACGGATCGCCAATTTGCCGCCAATTTTGCAGGCAAAGGAGATCGGTAGACTTGAGGCCAAACTGGTCGCAGATCCGCCGACAAAACGCACTTCAACTGCGCCAGCTCCTCTTGCTCCTGTCACGGCTACTCGGTCAAGCTCCGGCCCTAGATTTGATACGACAGACCCACGGTCTACAAAGTCGATGTCAACGTCAGAATGGATTGAAGCCGAACGGTTGCGACAGATCAAGAAATGGGAAGCGCAAAACCGTAGGTAATTAGGTTATGTCAAACTCAATTCTCACTATTGACATGATTACCCGCAAGGCTTTGGAAATCCTCGAAAACTCCTTAGTCTTGACGCGTACTGTCAACCGCCAATATGACGACTCTTTCGCTGTAGAAGGCGCTAAGATTGGCTCGACACTCCGCATCCGTCTTCCCGACCGCGCGTTGGTCACGGACGGCGCTGCCCTTCAGGTTCAGGACGACAACGAGCAATACACCACGCTCACTGTCTCCAGCCAGAAGCACATCGGCGTGAACTTCACGACCGCCGAACTCACGATGCAGTTGGACGACTTCGCTGAACGTGTTCTGAAGCCTCGTATTTCGCAGCTTGCGTCTTCTATCGACGCCGACGTTGCAAACAGCTTCAAATACATCGGCAACTCAGTCGGCACGCCAGGCACCACGCCTGCTACGTCGCTCGTTCTGTTGCAAGCCCAGCAAAAGCTCAACGAGAACGCTGCGGTCATGTCGCCTCGTTATGCCACTGTTAACCCAGCCGCTAACGCTGCGTTGATCGAAGGCATGAAAGGTCTGTTCAACCCTGTTTCAGCTATCTCGAAGCAGTTTAAGAACGGCATGTTTGGTGAAGGCATCCTCGGCTACGACGAGCTGAATATGTCTCAGTCAATCAAGCAGTTTACGACTGGCTCGCGTGCAGGCACTGTTACGGTTAACGCGACTGTCACGGCTGAAGGTTCAACGACCGTTGTTCTGACTGGTCTTACGACCACAACGATCAAAGCTGGCGACGTGTTCACCATTGCTAACGTCTACGCTGTCAACCCACAGACCCGTGAGTCAACCGGCTCGCTGTATCAGTTCGTTGCTCTTGCTGACGTTACGGCGTCAACAACCGCTACGGTCACTGTTCCTGCGATGTATTCGGCTACTCAGGCTCTCGCTACAGTTGACGCTCTGCCTGCTTCCGGCGCGGCTGTCACGTTCCTCGGCGCTGCTTCTACGCAGTATCCACAGAACTTGATCTATCATCGTGACGCAATCAGCTTCGCCACCGCCGACCTTCTGCTTCCGCAGGGTGTCGATATGGCTAGCCGTCAGGTTCACAATGGCATTTCGCTCCGCGTTGTTCGTCAGTATGACATCAACAACGACCGTCTGCCTTGCCGTATTGACGTGCTTTATGGCTACAGCGTGATTCGTCCGCAGATGGCCGTTCGCCTTTGGGGCTAATAAGCGATGGCCCTACGGGGCCGTCCTTTTCTCATCATTCTTGGAGTTTAACCCATGACAACTACTCAGAACGCGGCTTATCCGCTTGAGACGTTTGGCCCTTACGGCGCTATTCCGCAGGGCACAGGCGGCTATCAGTTTTCGGCAGGCAATCTAACTGAGCCTCTTATCTTCGCGCAGCCTGCGCCTTCCGCTCTTACGGGCGCTACGGTCACGGTTACCGTTGACAACCTTGCCAACGGCATCATTACCGTTGATTCTGGCGGCACGGACGCTGGCACCTACACGTTCCCAACAGGCGCGTTGATTGATGCGGCTTTCCCTAGCCTCAAAGTCAATTCAGGCTTTGACGTTCATATCATCAATCTTGGCGACAACGCCGCGAATGATGTGACGTTCGGCGCTGGCACGGGCAATTCGATTGTTGGTCAGGCTATTGTTGTTGACGCAGCCGCTGCGGCCCCAACAAACCCAGCATCGGCTACGTTCCGCTTCCGTAAAACCGGCACGGCTGCATACTCGATCTACCGCATCGCATAACTAGGGTGGGCGCAAGCCCACTCTTTTTTAGAGGACATCTCCATGCCAAACACCAAAGCAGTTGGTGTTGCTTTTTCTGATCCTGAACTCGTAGCTGGCACAACCATTACGGGCGCGACGATCACTGGAGCGACGCTGGACTCTACAACCAAAGTTCTCTCTAATATCTACAGCGGCTATTCTGAGAGTCAGCAAGGCGCGACGATTGCTACGACCACCGGCGGAACCAACGATGTTTTTGTCATCGTGGCCTCTGCGGGTGTTCTTACTACGGCGCTCTTTTCTGGCGTAGACGCTCTGGCTACTAGTGACACGAACTACATCACGTTCAGCATTACCAATCTTGGTCAGGCTGGCGCTGGTTCAGCGGCTATGTTGGCGGCTACTGACGCTAACACGACCAAAGCAACGGGCGGTTCAGCGATTGTTGCTAATGGCAAACGCACACTGACGCTCAACGGCACCGCAGCCAATCTGGTTGTTGCTGATGGTGATCGTTTGCGTATCCGCGCGACGGTTTCTGGAACGCTTGCTAACACCGTTACATTCCCTGTTTATAATCTGGAATTTTCGGTATCTTAATATATAGCGGCCTACGGGCCGCTGTATTTCTTTAGAAAGTAACCAATGGCTGTTATTTATTTGAAACACCCCGAACATGGGGTTAAAGTGGCGTGTCTCGACCTAGAGGCCGAAGCCGATATTGAGAACGGCTGGGAGAGGTTCGACCCAAATGACGACATACAGTTGCTACGATCAGATAGTGGGAGCGTTGAGGCTCCTCGGAGTGTTAGCCGAAGGCGAAACGCCCTCGTCCGAGACAGCGAATGACGCGCTATTTGCTCTGAACCAGATGATCGACAGTTGGAATACCGAACGATTGTCGGTGTTCTCAACTCAAGATCAAGTATTCAATTGGCCGTCAGGCGAGCGCAACCGCACGCTGGGGCCGACCGGCGACTTTGTGGGTTTACGTCCTGTATTGCTGGATGACGCGACTTACTTCCGCGATCCACAGACTAACGTCTCTTACGGCATTAAATTTATCAATCAGCAACAGTATGACGGCATTGCGGTTAAGACCGTAACGTCTACTTACCCACAGGTCATATTCACCAATATGACCTATCCAAACATTGATATGGTCATCTATCCAGTCCCTTTAAGACTGTTAGAATGGCATTTCATTTCAGTCGAAAAGCTATCGCAGCCTGCTAATCTAGCAACGGCGATCCTTTTCCCGCCTGGGTATCTGCGGGCGTTCCGCTACAATCTGGCTTGCGAGCTGGCCCCTGAGTTTGGCGTCGAGCCATCGCCTACGGTCAGCCGGATCGCCATGTATAGCAAGCGCAATCTGAAGCGCATCAATAACCCTGACGACATCATGGCTCTGCCTTACAGCATTGTCGGCACACGTCAGCGCTATAACATCTATGCGGGCAACTACTGATGGTCGCAACGCCTATTCTTGGCTCTAGTTATGTCACCCGCAGCCCAAATGCGGCTGACAACCGCATGGTTAACCTGTTCCCTGAAGTTGTGCCTGAAGGCGGTAAGCAGGCTGCTTGGTTACAACGCGCGCCAGGACTGCGCTTTCTTCAGACATTAGGCGCAGGGCCGGTTCGTGGACTTTGGACGTTTACAAGCGACACGATAGACCCAGCCCCAGGCGAATCAGCAACGACATCCTATGGCTATGCGGTATCAGCCACGACCCTATACCGTATTGATTCTGACTGGAACTATACCGCGATAGGAACCGTCTCAGGATCAAGTCAAGTCAACATGACCGACAATGGTCGGCAGATGTTTATTGCCGCCGGAACGAACGGCTACATTTATAATAGCACCTATCAAGAGCTGCCCTTTAATACCACGAACGCAAGCACGACCGTATCGGGCGGCGATACAACATATCTTTACCCTGGTCAGCCAGTGTCCGGCACAGGTATCCCAACCGGCGCAACGGTAGCCAGCGTAACCAACCCCACGACATTCGTGTTGTCTGCCGCAGCTACGGCTACCAATACTGGCGTCACGCTGACCTTTACACCTTTCTTAACGCAGCTTACTTCGCCCTTCGCAGGCGCTGTCGGATGCGGATTTCTGGATGGTTGGTTTGTCTATAACCAACCAGACAGTCAGATTTTCTGGGTTTTGGATTCAACAAGCACGACGGTCGATCCACTTTACTTCGCCAGCGCTGAAGGTTCGCCAGACAATCTTGTTACGCTAATCGTAGACCATCGCGAAGTATGGCTATTTGGAACAAACTCAGTCGAAGTCTGGTATGACGCCGGTTTGCCCGATTTTCCGTTAGCGCGTATCCAAGGCGCATTTAACGAAATAGGTTGTCTTGCGGCTTATTCAGTCGCCAAGCTCGACAACGGCCTATTCTGGCTTGGCACTGACGCGCGCGGTAATGGTATCGTCTACCGTTCAAAAGGCTACTCTGGCGAGCGCGTCTCGACCCATGCGGTTGAGTGGCAGATCCAACAATACTCAACACTAGCCGACGCTGTAGGATATACCTATCAGCAAGACGGCCATAGTTTTTACGTTTTGAACTTCCCGAACGCTAACACGACATGGGTCTATGACGTGGCGACTGGCGCATGGCATGAGCGCGCTGGTTGGGAAAATAACGCATTTACCCGCACTCGCGGTAATTGTCAGATGAACTACAACAACGAGATCGTTATCGGCGACTACCGCACAGGCGAGATATTTGCCTATGATCCGACTGTCTACTCTGAGGCTGGCACGACGCAAAAATGGTTGCGCTCATGGCGTGCTCTGCCAACAGGTCAGAACGATTTAAACCGTTCGGCGCAACATAGTCTTCAGCTTGATTGTCAGGCCGGTGTGGGGATTTCAGGGTATAGTCAGGCGGAAGTCAATGATATTATTTATATTTATGATCGCGCACACGATTTTATTCTTGACCGCGCTGGGTCTGCTTTAAAGATCCGCGACTACGCTCAATACACGATCACCATCGGCGCTGATCCGCAGGTCATGCTGCGCTGGTCTGATGATGGCGGTCACACATGGTCGAATGAGCACTGGAAGTCTATGGGTCAGATCGGCCAAACGGGCTACCGCACGATCTGGCGTCGGCTCGGCATGACGCTCAAGTTGCGCGATAGAGTTTATGAGATCTCCGGCACGGATCCTGTGCAGATAGCGATCATGGGCGCTGAGTTGCACGCGAGTCCGACCAATGCCTAATCTGGTCGATAACAACACACAAGTCCCTGCGGCGCGCGTTAAAATGAACGACGACAATACGGGATTCGTTAATCGCCCGTGGTATCGTTGGTTCTTTAATACCTACATTGCCCTCGAAGCGGGGCGGCGATATGGCTCTTTTTCTAGCTCTGCAACGCAAACGGCAGCGGCGATTAATACCGGCTACGGCATGACGTTTGACACTACAGTATCTAATTATGGTGTTTATGTTGGCACAACAACGTCACAGATTTTTGTAGATAATACAGCTACCTATAACATCCAGTTCACAGCGCAACTTAGCAATACTGCCGTCACGGCGCAGAACATTTATACCTGGCTTCGCGTTAATGGCACTACTTCTACTTCAGCCGCTAAAATTCTGGTTGCGGCAAGTTCTACCGCTGCCGCTGTCGCTGCGCGAAATTTCGTGATAAACCTCACCGCAGGCGATTACTTTGAGATTATGTGGTCAACGGACAACACAGGTGTTAGATTGTCCGCAGTTGCCGCATCCAGTCCTGTTCCCGCCATCCCCTCGGTCAATCTGACCGTAACAAGTTCTGTAGGTGTCTAAATGGCCGTCGTAACGCCAACCGCAAAAGCTCAGTTTATTGACGCCGCAGGCATACCGCTTGCTGGCGGTTTTCTTTATACTTATGAAGCTGGCACGACCACGCCGCAAGCGACCTATACGGATTCGACCGCAGCGACGGCGAACAGTAATCCTATTGTTTTGGATTCCCGTGGCGAAGCTAATATCTGGCTGTCATCAGCCAACTATAAGTTTAAACTAACCGACGCCAATGGCACTGAAATCTGGACGGTCGATAATATCGCCGCGCCATCGACGGCTCTGTCGCCAGTCTTTTCCAGTAACGTCACCATCTCGGCCAACACTTCCGGCCCTGCGCTTCTTGTTACGCAGACGGGCGCTGGCGCTGCAATCAGAGTTCAAGATTCAGCCGATCCTGACTCATCGCCATTCGTCGTTGACACGACAGGTCAGGTAGGTATTGGCACCGCAACACCCGCAAACGCTATTGACGTAGCTGGCGGCGCTATTCAGATCTCGACATCTGGCGGCACGGCTCGAACAGTTATGTCTGCGGATTCTACAGACTCTATATTTGATGTAAGCGACGACCGTAATTTTACGGTTAAGACTAACGCCGGAACGCGGCTTACTATTAACTCTAGCGGATCTACCTTTACTGGATCTGTTACGGCGACTAGCTTTACCGGCGCATGGGCGAATATACCGTCCGGCACGGCGATGTTGTTTGCTCAAACGACCGCTCCGACAGGCTGGACGAAATCAACCACGCACGACAACAAAGCGCTCCGCGTCGTATCTGGCGCAGCGTCGTCAGGCGGTTCGGTAGCTTTCACAACGGCTTTTGCGTCTCAAGCTGTCACTGGCACTGTTGCCAGCTATACACTGACGACCGCTGATATACCTTCACATAACCATAGCGCGTCTACATCGGTATCAGACAGCGGACATACTCATACATTCGGCGGCGTTATTGTCGCTGGTGGTTCAGGTGGTCTTGCTGTTGGCGCTTCATATACTGGTAATCAGACAGGCACCACAGGCACAGGAAATGCTAATTTGAGCGCATCAACTTCTATTGGCAATACCGGCAGCAGCGGCGGTCACAGCCACGGCTTCAGCGCACCAAGTATCAATCTTGCTGTTCAGTATGTAGACGTAATCATCGCAACGAAGAATTAACATGGAACTGAAAAACGGAACTTTTTGCCCTTTGATTAAGAAAGACTGCGTGCAGTTAAAATGCGCGTGGTTCACATTGTTACGGGGCACAAACCCCAACACGGGCAAAGAAGTAGACGAATGGGTTTGCGCTGTGGCAGCGCTACCTATGCTTCAGATCGAGGTCGCCAAAGAAGTTCGGCAGGGCGCAGCGGCAACTGAGTCCTTCCGTAATGAGGTCGTCGGGGTAGCACAGGCACCAACAGTTAGATTTTTAAGTAACTCGTGATATAAAGAGGCATTATGGATCCGTTCACACTAGCCCTTTTAGGAAGCACCGCAGCAAGCGCGCTTAGTAGCGGGGCTGGCTATGCGGCTTCACAACGTGCGGCTGGCACACAGGCCCAAGCCGCTCAACAAAGCGGCATGTTGGGTTATATCGCTCAACAACAAGCGCTTGAGCAAGCGCGCCAGATGGCCGAGAAAGGCGCAGCGGCAAGCCGTGAATTTTATGATAAAGGCACTGGCGACGTAAGAGAGTTTTATGGCAAAGGCCGTCAGGACATACAAGATTATTATGGCCGCGGCGAGAGCGCGCTTACAGATTATTATGGTAGGGGCCGCGCGGATCTTTTGGGCCAAGCCCAACAAGGCGAAGATATAGGTCGAGAGTTTTATGGGCGTGGCGTAGCAGCTCAAGAGCCTTATACGACTACGGGCGCTGGGGCTACTAATCGTTTAGCATCGCTTTTTGGTCAAGGTGGTGAATATACGCAACAACCGACGCTTCAAGAACTTCAGATGGATCCCGGTTATGCGTTTCGTATGGAACAAGGCCGACAGCAAATGCTTAATGCTGCGCGGTCGGGCGGATTAGCAGGGTCGGGCGCAGCGTTAAAAGCAGCCACACGTTTTGGGGCAGGCGAAGCAAGCCAAGAATACAGTAACGCATACAACCGCTTTATGGCTAATCGCGCCGCTGCGACGCAAGGACTTCAGAATCTTGCTGGCGTAGGCGCAGGGGCCGCTGGCACAGTATCCCAACTTGCAGGAACTACAGGCAATCAATTAGCCGGTAATAGATTTACGACTGGAGCCAATCTAGGACAGGCTGCACTGACCACAGGCGGTAACATTGGACAAGGCGCATTTAATACTGGCGCTAATTTAGGACAGGCTGCAACGACGGCTGGAGCTAATCTCGGTAATCTAGCTTCTAATGCTGGCGGCACAATATCTGGCGCGTATACAGGGCTTGCAAGTCCTCAAATGACGGCTTTATCGGCAGCTAACCCATATGCTTCGGCTATTGAGAATGTAGGCCAAGCCCGCGCTTCAGGTTACATGGGCGGCGCGTCAGCGTTACAGAGCGCGCTTAACACGCCAGTTAATGCTATGATGGCATATGGCATGGCTGATCGTTTTGCGCCTCAAGGCAGATCTTCCATATACGCTAACCAAGCAGGTTATCTAAACGGTATGCCATCTTATGCCGCTGGGTTTAGCCCTGGTTTTCAAGGCGCGCCAACAGCCTATAGGACTTAAATATGCCAGTAGATTACACAATAGCTTCGCGCAACGCTTTAGCGAACACGCCCACTGACTTTACGAACATGCTGGCGCAATACCAGATGATGGGCGCTCGCGCTCAACAGCAACAGTTAGCGCAGATGCAGATGGATGAGTATGCTCGCAAGGCGCAAGCAGAGCAAGCATTGCGGGGTATAACGCCAAATTTTGACGATCCAAGATTTGCGCAACAGGCATTTCAATATGATCCTGACTATGCAAGAAATCTATATTTAGCGCGCCTCAGAGGCCAAGCTGAGAAAGCCAGCACCGGCTATTCGCAGGCACAGACAGCTACTGAACGCGCATTAATGGATCCGCGAGTGCAAAAAGTGACCGCCGAAGGCCGCGAAGCTACCGCTAAAGCTGGCGTTGAAGAGTCAAAACTTGGCCGCGATCTTTTACGCGGCGCTTACTTAGCGCATAGCCCGCAACGCC